TGGAAGAATCAACCACAGCGGTAGAAGCTCCAGCAGTTGAAGCAGCAGCAGTCGAAGCGGCTCGCCCAACAGTTGTAGCGAATCTTCAGGTGAAAGAGCGCACAGCTCCTATCACATCAGCACAATACCTCGAAGCAAGCATCAAGGCAGCAATGGGAGACGACAACGCTCGTCGCACAGTTCTTGCAGCTGACGATACAACTTCAACAAACACAGGACTTACACTCCCACAGCACCTCAACGAGTTCGTAACAACAACCTTCACAGGTCGCCCAGCGTTCGAGGCAGTAACACGTCAGGCACTTCCATCAACAGGAATGTCATTCACAATTCCTAAGTTGGGAACTGCTCCAACTGTTGCAGATGCAGACGAAGCAGCTTCAATCTCAACAACGGGCATGACTTCAACATACGACACAGTAACTGTAAACAAGTTTGCTGGTCGCAACGTTGTCTCATGGGAACTCATTGACCGTTCTTCACCTGCGTTCATGGATCTTCTCATGACAGAACTTCGCAAGGCATACGAAGCATCAACAGATGCTGCACTTATTGCAGCGTTCACAGCTTCAGGAACACAGGCAACAGGAGTAGCTGCGACAGCAGCAGGTCTCCAGAGCTTCATCTCAGTTCAGTCAGCAGCGGCTTACAAGGCAACTGGTGGCAACTACGCAAACAAGCTCGTTGCTTCAACAGATCAGTGGGCAGCAATCACAGGATACGCTGACACAACAGGACGTAGCCTCTACTCAGCACAGGGCGCAACAATGAACGCTTCAGGCGCAGTTGTTCCTACATCAGTAGTCGGTAACGTACTCGGTACTTCACTCATCGTAGATCACAACATCGCAGTCTCAGGAATCGTTGATGAGTCAGCGTTCTTGGTTGCTCCAGAATCAGTATATGTCTGGGAATCACCAACAACACAGCTTCGCCTCAACGTTCTTACAACAGGCGAAATCGAAATCGCTCTTTACGGATACCTCGCAATCGGTGTCCTCAAGGGTGGCGTAGGCGTTCGTCGCTTCAACCTCGCTTAATAGCGAAACCTAAGTCGCTAGGGGGGCTGCCAGAGCCCTTGCAGCTCCCCTAGTCTTTAGAAAGGAAAACATGTCACTCACAACAGTTACAGAACTTCGCACAGCCCTTGGCGTAGGTACTCTCTACGCTGATGCTACGTTGCAAGAAGTTTGCGATGCCGCTGACAACGTTCTCCTTCCTTTCATCTGGTCTAACACAACTTCAATTACAGGCCACAGCAACACAGCAACAACTGGCACTTCATATTTTGATGAGGACGTTCGCTACACCTTTTACGTCGGCCAGACAGTAGTCATCTCTGGCTCAGGTTCTAAGCACAACGGCTCAAAGACAATCACCGAGGTAGGCGAGTATTCAATTACTTACGCCATCTCAGGCAACAATAACACAGCGACTGTGTACCACCCAGTCAATCCTTTTGGCATTGTCACAGCTGAGACTTATTTAGATCCTTCAACAGTTCCTGCAATTCAAGAAGCTGCTCTCATGATTTCAATCGACATCTGGCAAAGCCGTCAAGCACCTTCAAGCGGTGGCGTATCTATCGACGGCTACACCCCAAGCCCTTACCGCATGGGCAACACACTGCTTGCCCGCGTTCGTGGCTTACTTGCTCCATATCTTGACCCTCGTTCAATGGTGGGCTAATGACAGCCATCACCACACTTCGCTCATCTATTGCGACGGCTCTTGCCGACAATACAAAGTATTCAGTATTTAGCTTCCCACCTGCTACACCTATTGCTAACAGCGTGATTGTGACTCCTGCTGATCCTTACATTGTGCCGTCAAACAATGACTACACAGCAATCAGCCCATTGGCTAACTTTAAGATTTCTATCCTTGTCCCATTGCTAGACAATGAGGGCAACCTTGCTGGCATAGAAGCCGACATCGTTCGGGTCTTTTCGCTCCTTGAAGCGTCCAGCATTGTATTTAACGTAGGGAGCATCAGCGCGCCAAGCGTGCTTTCAATCGCTTCTGGAGATTTACTGACTTGCGACATTGCAATCAGTACCCTAACGGAATGGAGCTAATCGAATGGACGATTGGACAAAGGAACAAGCCGACTTCCTAGCGAAAATCGGTCAGCTTCCACCAGCAGCACCAGCACCAAAGCCAACTACTAAGAAAGATGAGGAATAACTGAAATGGCAGTATTTCTAAACAATGGAGTAGTTCTTACTGTCAATGCAGTAGATCTCTCAAACCACGTTACATCAGTAACGCTAAACCGTACTTTCGATGAACTCGAAGTAACTGCAATGGGTGACTCAGGTCACAAGTTCGTTAAGGGACTTGAAGCCTCATCTATCACAATCGACTTCCTCAACGACACAGCAACAGCAAACGTCCTTCAGACTTTGCAAGCTGCTTGGGGCACAAACGTAACAGTTACAGTTAAGCAGACTTCTGCTGCTACATCTGCGACCAACCCTCTTTACACAATGACAGCACTCGTAAACAACACAACCGACATTAACGGCGCAGTTGGCGACTTGGGCACACAGTCAGTAACTTGGAACGTTTCAGGTACAATCGCAGTAACAACTTCCTAATAACTAACTAAGGGGCTAAAAATGGCAAAACTCAAGGTAACAAGGGCAGACAATTCAGTAACAGAGTTTGAAATAACTCCGCTGATTGAGTACGCCTTCGAGCAATACGCCAAGAAGGGCTTTCACAAAGCTCTTATCGAAGATCAGAAGCAATCGGACGTTTACTGGCTTTGCTGGGAAGCAATCCGTCGCTCGGGTGAAGTGGTTAAACCCTTTGGGGAACAGTTCCTCGAGACTCTCAAGTCAGTTGAGGTCTTAGAGTCTGACCCTTTAGGGTAGATCGGAACTCCGTCACCTATCTCGCGACTCGCTTGAGTTACGAGTTTGGAGTTCCTTTCCAAACCATCGTGGAACTATCTCCGATGGCTTTCAAAGCACATTTAGAAGCACTTAAGGATATAGCGAAGGAGCGAAGCGATGCCAGCAGAACTGCACGGCGCGGTCGCGCTTCGTAAGGCTTTGAATCAGTATGCGCCAGAACTTGCCAAGGAAACCCAGAAGCAAGTTGCTGGAGCTTTGAAAACTATTGTGCGAGATGCTCGAGGCTTCTTGCCTACTAATTCAGAAGCACCTAGCGGCTGGCTCAAAGAGAACCAGACAGGCAAGTGGGCTAATCGTGCTTACGACCAAGTGACAGCGGCTCGAGGCATTACTTATCAGACCAGTCCTTCCCGCGCTAACCGTCGAGGATTTAAGTCTTTAGCAGCTATCTTAAACAAATCTGCTGCTGGTGCTATTTATGAAACCGCAGGGCGCAAGTCTGGCATTGAAGGAAAGTTTACTCCACGACTAGGTGGCGAACTTAAGGGCTATAAGCAAAAGATGAAAGGCCGAGCCATGTTTAGGGCTTGGGCTGAGGATCAAGGCAAAACCAACGCAGCAGTTATTAAGGCTATCGAAACAGCCAACAACCACGTTACGACTCTCACTAAGAAGGGCTCAAAGTAATGGCAGCAACAGATCTAGCAATTCGGATTGCCACAACTCTTGACTCTTCTGGTCTAGCACGAGCTGACAAAGCCGTTGGTAAACTTCAAAAATCAGTCAAAGCCCTCAGCGGTGCTATTGGTGCCCTTGCTATCGCTTCCTTTGCTAAGAAATCTTTATCTGCTTTCGTAGCCGATGAACTTGCAGCAACTCGTCTAGCCAATGCAGTTAAAAACCTTGGCATGGAGTTTGCCAATCCTTACATTACTGACTACATCTCAAACCTTGAAAAGACTAGCCAAGTCGCAGACGACATGCTTCGTCCAGCCTTCCAGCGCCTTTTGCAGCAGACTGGCTCATTGGCCAAGTCTCAGGCAATTCTTAACACAGCCATTGAAGTATCCGCAGGAACAGGCGAAAGCCTAACTTCAGTCTCAGAAGATTTAGCAAAGGCTTACTATGGCAACACTCGAAGCCTCAAGAAGTATTCTTTAGGTCTTACCGATGCAGAACTCAAGGCTAAGTCCTTCTCTGAGATTCAAGACATTCTGAATAAGAAGTTCACAGGATCTAACGCAACCTATCTCAAGACTTATGCAGGTCAGTTAAACATTCTTTCGCTGGCTTGGAGCAACTTGCAAGAGAACGCTGGAAAGGCTCTCTTTACCCTTGCAGGGGCTAATGGAGACCAATCCTCTGGGGCTAAGCGACTCGGTGGCATTATCGATGCTTTTGGCACAGGACTTATTGAAGCTGCAAAACTTATCAACAATGCTTTCACAGCCTTTGGTCAGGCATACTTTGGCGTAGGTAGTGCAAAGCAAGAAGTAGCACCATCGGCAAAGCCTGGACAAGAGTTGTTTAGAAAGTCAATGAGCAATGATGCAAAACTCAAAGCCATTGAAGCAGAGCAAGCCAAGCTCTACAAGCAGCAGTTGGCAGCGACCAAGGCTCTTACTCTTGAGCAAAAGAAGCAAGCCGCTCTCAAGAAGGCTGGCACAATCTTTGACCTTAATCAGATTCAGATTATCGCCGCATTAAAGGGCAACATTTCCAAAGAGGATAGATTGCGCCTTGAACTTCAACTTGCTTTGGCCACAGAGAACACAGATCAGGTCGCAAAACTAACCAAAGAACTTGCTACCTCTCAAGGGCTAGGCAAAGACCTTGCCGCTTTCCTTGCAGACCTTCCAGCGGCCAAGAACCCATTCGAGGCTTGGAAGTCATTTCTAGATGGCATTGAAGCGCAAGCAATGAGAATTGCTACAACTAATTTTAACCTTTCATCGCTCTATGGAACTCCAGTTCAAAATTTCACTCCTTACTTGACTTCACCGTTCCCTGACACAACTTCTCCTAGTTTCATCGGCCCGACAGCACCTAACACAGTAGTTGTAAACGTCGGCGGTTCAGTTACTACATCTCAGAGCCTTATCGACGAGATTCGCGGCGGCCTAAACGTTGCAGCTCTATCTGGCTCAAGTGCAAACGTAGAACGCAGAATCGGCGGCTGGTAATGGCTATTCCAGCAACCATCAACGTATCCTTCGACTTCTCTTCTGGAGCAACATTCGGCGCAGGGTTCGTTATTGGTGATCCTACTTATGGCGTGATTGGCGTGAGCCGCTTTGGTTCAGATTCGACAGTTATCCCAGTTGTGGACTTGACTCCAAACGTTTATCAGATTGCTATTAACCGTGGGCGAAATATCATGCGCGATACCTACGAGGCTGGCAACGCCACAATCCGAGTTCTAGACCCCGACTCATATTTCAACCCACAGAACACAGCCAGTCCTTACTACGGCTATCTTGTCCCACTTCGCAAGATTCGTGTCTCTGCTTCAACAGCCACAACTAACGCATGGCTCTTTAGCGGTTATGTGCAGGATTACAAATATACCTACCCTCAAGGTCAAGAGACTGGTTACGTCGATATAACTGCGACAGATGCTTTTCGCTTGTTTAACATGGCTAACGTCCAGACAATTCCAAACACAGCAGCAGGGCAGACCACTAGCACTCGAATCACCAAGATTCTTGACTACATTGAGTTTCCTGCTTCTATGCGCTCAATCTCTACTGGTCTCAGCACTTGTATTGCTGATCCAGCGACACCACGCACAAGCCTTGAAGCTCTTAAGAACGCTGAGTTCTCTGAAGGCATGGGAGCGTTCTATATGGACGGTTCAGGAACTGCCGTATTCAAGAACCGCACAGAAGTAGTCCAGTCCATAGGCGCAACTCCTATTGAGTTTAATCAGACCACAGGTATCCCTTACAAGAACCTACAGTTCGCCTTCGACGACAAACTCATCATTAACGACGTGACTTTTACCCGTGTTGGTGGAGTAACTCAAGAGGTCTTTGACCAGCCTTCTATTACTAAATACTTTCCTCATAGCCTTAACCGTCCAGACCTTGTTGCTCAGACTGACGATATCGTCCTCAACGTAGCCCGTGAATATGTGGCTACCCGTAAAGAGACGACTATCCGCATAGATGCCATGACGGTTGATCTCTTAGACACAGCAGTTCCAACTGACACAATGATTGCGTTGGACTACTTCGACAACCTCAAGATTACTAACGTCCAGCCCGATGGCTCGACTATTGTAAAAACCTTGCAGACACAGGGTCTCAAGTGGGACATAACTCCCAACCGCATGACTTGCACAGTTACAACGCTTGAACCTATTGCTGATGGCTTCATCATTGGCAGTAGCCTGTACGGTATAATCGGACAATCAACAATGAGTTACTAGGAGATAAACAATGGCATCAGGCTTTCCAGCAGCAACAGGAGACGTGCTAACAGCTGCCGCCTTTAACGGGCTAGTAGCGTTCACAATTAACCCTCAGTCAGGTTCGACTTACACAGTCGCTAACGCTGATTTATATCAGTCTTTAGTTCAGGCTACTAACGCCTCAACCAAGACAATCACTATTGCTCCAGACTCGACCCTTACTTCTGCGGTTACTGGTAGCGCAATCACTTTTATGAACTCAGGCGCAGGGCTTCTTACTTTTGCAGCAGGTGCAGGCGTAACAATAACTTCCGCAGGATCGGTATCAGCAGCTCCGACGCTGGCACAATACAAGACCTGTGTAGCGATTCGTCTTTCAGCTAACGCTTGGACAATCGTGGGAGCAATCGGATAATGATTGGTTGCATTACAGCTGGAGTCTTTGGGCTTCCACCAGCTCCACCTATTACTGTCGAGTTTCTAGTAATTGCAGGAGGCGGCGGTGGTGGCGCAGCACCAACTAACAACTTCGCTCGAGGCGGCGGTGGTGGTGGTGGATATTTAACATCTTCATCTTCATTCAACCTTTTAACTAATTACGCAGTAACTATCGGAGCAGGCGGAGCAGCTGGCGTTAATGGCTCTGACTCTATTTTTAATTCAAGCACAGCAACTGGCGGTGGTTCAGGCGGTAAGAAAACTGGAGCGGCTAACAATAATGGTGCAGCAGGCGGCTCTGGTGGTGGTGGTGCAGGAGACGGCGCAACTTCAGGCGGAACAGCAACTCAAGGCTATGCAGGTGGTACTGGAACTGACGCAGGCACAACAGGTGCAGGCGGTGGTGGTGGTGCAGGAGCAGTTGGACAGAATGGCAACGCAGGTACTGGCGCAGCTGGCAATGGCGGTGCAGGACTAAGTTCTTCAATAACTGGCAGCACTTACGCAGGCGGTGGCGGCGGCGGTTCAGGATATTCAGGCGGTGCAGGAGTTGCGAACACTACTGGTGGTTCTGGAGGCGGTGGAGCTGGCTCAAAGGACGCTGGCGGAACTGCTGGCACAGCCAACCTCGGCGGTGGTGGTGGTGGAGCTAGAGGCGGTTACACATCAGGAGCAGGTGGTTCTGGTGTAGTAATTCTCAAGTATCCAGATACAGCTACAGTCACAATCGGTGCTGGTCTTACAGGATCAACAGGCGCACCTTCTGGCGGCTACAAGGTCACAACAATTACTGCTGGCACAGGAAACGTGAGTTGGGCATAATGGCACATTACGCATTCTTAGACGACAACAACATTGTTACTGAAGTCATTGTCGGCATTGATGAGACTGAACTAATTGATGGCAAAACACCAGAAGATTGGTACTCAGAATTCAAGGGTCAGCGTTGTGTGCGCACTTCTTACAATTCAAAGATTCGCTATAACTACGCAGGAATTGGCTTCACTTACGATCCAATAGATGACGCTTTTATCGCTCCTGCTCCATGCGAGCATGATGAATTGACGCTAAACACCAACAAGGAATGGGAGTGTTCAGCCTGCGAAGTAATCTGGGCTAACGCTAAGAAAGCATGACCCCAAAGCTATGCAAAGCAGGTCAGCAGTTACGGTTGCAGATCGATGATTCTTTTCCAGACCGAGATAGAGCCTCTGACGGCTGGGTGGCAGATGCAAGACACGTTGCAACTGGTACATCGGATCATATACCAGACCCTACTTGCGGACAGATTGTTCGAGCAATCGATATTGACAGGGATTTATCTGGTAAAGCCAAACCCGACCTCATGCCATATCTTGCAGATCAGATTCGACTTTATGCAAAGTCTAAGGCAAGCGGCGGTAGAATCTCGTATATCATTTTTGACTCAAGAATTGCATCAAGCAAAAAGGCTTGGGCTTGGCGTCCTTACTCTGGGGCTAATAAGCACAATCATCATTGCCATATTAGCTTTACCAAGAAGGGCGATGCAGATGGCTCGTTCTTTAATATCCCAATGATAGGCGGCACAGAATGAATATGAAGAATCCTTATGTAATGAGCATTGGCGCTTTTTTAGCGGTCTGGGGTACTACCTCAAATTTTGCTTTAGATTACCGAGCAATTCTGGGCTCTCTAGTTGCTGGCGTATTTGGTTACGCAACTCCTAAAAAGTGAGCGCGGCTGACCTTGCTGCTTGGGCTGTGGCTGTTGTCACTATTCTTGGTGGCGTTGCTTCATATACACAGTTCATGATTAAGCATTACTTGTCTGAGCTAAAGCCCAATAGCGGCTCAAGCCTTAAGGATCAAGTCTCTAGACTAGAAGCGCGTGTCGATACCATTATCGAGTTGTTAGGTAAGTAACACTTATCTCATGGCACGCAAGAAACCAGTTATAGACTTAGATACATACAACGCTTTAGATGCCTACGCCATTGCGTTGAACGAATACTACAAGTCACTACGCAAAGCAGGATTTTCGGAGACTCACGCCTTCTGGATTCTCGCCGATAGAGACATGTTCCCTGACTGGATAATTCCTAACCTGCCTAATCGAATCGATAATATCCCCTATGAGGACGACGACGAGGACTAAATGACAGTCAAGAGAATTGCCTGGATTTCAGATATTCAAGCCCCTTTCTTTCATGAAGAAGCAGTCAAGAATCTGGGCAAGTTTCTAAGAAACTACAAGCCTCACCAGACTATTTGCATTGGTGATGAGATTGACCTTCCTCAGCTCGGGGGCTTTGCCCAGCCTTGGCAAGAGGTCGAAGGCAACATCGACGAGGATCGTAAGCTGACCCTCGAAATACTTGAGTACCTGGGCGTTACTGACGTGGTCGGTTCTAACCATGGCGCAAGAGTTTACAAGTCACTCTCTCGCAGACTGCCAGCGTTTATGAATCTTCCAGAGCTGCGCTATGACAAGTTCATGGGTTACGACAAGGCTGGCATTAAGTACCACCCTAACGGCTTTGACTTCGCTCCTGGCTGGCACACATGCCATGGCGATGCTTTCCCACTATCTAACAAGCCTGGTCAGACAGCCCTCAACGGGGCTATGCGCATGGGTAAGTCAGTTGTGTCAGGTCATACCCATAGACTGGGTCTAAGTGCCCATTCAGAAGCCTCTGGAGGGCGATACGGGCGCATTGTGTGGGGTGTTGAGGTTGGCAACCTAGTAGACCTTTCAAGCCCTGGAATGGGCTATACAAAGGGTTATGCGAACTGGCAGATGGGCTTCGTTGTAGGCACATTGGTAGGCAAGCGATTCACGCCTGAGCTTATCCCTATTGACCCTAAGACTGGTTCATTCATTTACCAGGGCAAGGTCTATGGAAGGGTTCGCTAGACCTGATTTTGGCGATGAATCGGTTGATGAAATCGTTATCGTTTCGTTATCTAAAAATGGTGGTTGTTTCGCCCGTATGCCCTAAAGTTGGCTTTACCAACTACAGAAGGGCTCAATCATGACAGTAGGACAAATCATCGCCTTCGCTATGATCTGCTTTGCTTTCTGGCTAGGCAATCGCTCTGGCTATGCAAATGGATATGTGGCAGGACGCAAGGCAGTACGCAAGCATTACGAGAAGCTCGAGCAACAGTTCAAGGTTAGCCGATGAACGCCCGTGACTACCTCAACGAAGCGAGAGCTACTATCCAAGACCGAGGACTTGATTACGGTCACCCTAGCGACAATATGCAAAGAACCTCAGCACTCTGGAGCGCATACCTCGAGATGCCAATTACTGACTATCAGGTGGCAATGTGTTTGGCATTGGTCAAAATCGCAAGAAGCATGGAGACTGCAAAGCCAGACAATTACATCGACGGCGCAGCGTATTTTGCAATAGCAGGACAATTACACACCGAGGAGAATGAGTTATATGTTTAATTTAGAAGATTACGAGACAGTTGAAGAACGACTTATTAAGTATTGGAAGGATCACCCAGATGGACGTATTGACACAAGGTTGGTTGAAGCGAGTACTACACGTTTTATCGTACAGGCTTACATATACAGAACTGAGGTTGATCAACACCCTTGGAGTTCTGGGCTCGCGGAAGAAACGATACAAGGGCGTGGAGTTAACGCTACTTCAGCTCTCGAAAATTGTGAAACGTCTGCGATTGGTCGTGCTCTCGCTTCGGCTGGCTATGCGACGAAGGGAAAGCGCCCAAGCCGAGAAGAAATGGCAAAAGTCGCGGCAGGAGCTGTGGTTTCCGAGCAAATCCAAGAAGTCAAAAAGAAGATGACTGAAACAGCAAGTGAGTACGTCCCAGTAGCAAAGGCAGATGATCCATGGACACAATGGGAAGCAGCACCTGTTCAAACAATGGAGCAAGCAGTCGAGACGGTGAAAGCTGTCCTTGGTGGCACAGCTCCAGAGGAGACTTGCATTCATGGTGCGCGTGTCTGGAAGACTGGAACGAGCAAGGCAGGTAAGCCTTGGGGAATGTGGAAATGCAATCCACCTCACGGAACTTCCAACTACTGCGAGCCAATCTGGTACTCAATCGCAGCTGATGGTTCATGGAAGCCGAGGGAGAACTAATGGGACACATTCAGTTTCTGAACCAAGATGGTGAATGGGAGTCATTTCCTAACGAAGAACAAGAAGCCAATCTAAGAGAGAACGCAAAGCTGCTAGAAGAACTGGGTTATCAGTTGATCTGTCAGTTATGCAATAAGTTTCCCAATAGACAACAGATTCGTGAGCGTTACTTAAAGCATGAATGGACTTGCGTCGATTGTGGGACTGTTAATTCTGCTGGACGTGCATGACACGACACAGAAAAGACCGAGGCTTGCGAACCGAGAGAGTGGTCGTCTCCTATCTACAAACTTGGTGGAGAAGCGCGAGCGTTGGTAGAGGTGCTGGCAAAGACGTGCATAATGTTCCGTTCGACATTGAAATAAAAGCGCGTACTGAGTTCTCACCTCTGGCATGGATCAAGCAAGTCGAGAAGAGGTCGCAAGGCAAAGAGCTGAGCGCCGTGGTGGTCAGAATGAACGGACAAGGAGAGGACTGCAGCCAGTACCTCGCGTTCATGAGATTTCAAGACTTGGTTGATCTATTGCTCAAAGCAGGATACGGTGATATTCAGACCGATTCTGATAAACTTGAGCCTGAGAGATGCACATCGTGTGGATCGTGGAAGTTGGTTAATGTGCCATGCAGGACGTGTAAGTAAATGCCTACCTATGAATTCCAATGCCGTAATGAGGATTGTGAAAGCACAGCCATATTAGATCATGTGCTGGCTATCAACGAGCCACACGATATTGACTGCCCGTTCTGTGATGAACCCATGAATAAGATTTACTCAAGTGTGCCAGCAGCTATCTTCAAAGGCACAGGATTCTACTCAACTGATAACAGATAGTTATCCACAGGTTTATCCACAGACTGTGGATAACTTTTAATTACGCAACATTGAGAGGATTTTACGCTCATGACACGCACTAATTACGACATACTTGACAGCCATGATATGCTCTCTTGCAAGAGCCCATCAAGGGCTCACCGCAAGCCGCTTAGGCGGATTGCTTGCGGGGTTGCAATCGCATTAGTGGGATCTCTATGCCTAGCGAGTGAGGCATCTAGTGGCGACATTACGCAACACAAAAGCATTAAGCAATTAGCTGATTACCAATTAACTGATAAACAATATCTTTGTCATAATTCCATTATCTATAGAGAATCAAGATTTAAAGCTAATGCAGTTAATGGATCACATTATGGTTACTATCAAGGTAAAAGCAGGGTGCTATTAGGAGCACCTGCTGACTATCAGTTCTATTGGTATTGGTCTTATGTAAGCCATCGTTATGGAGTAACACGGTATGATGAGCCTGATTACTGTAAGGCTTTACATCATCTACAGATTAAGGGTTGGCAATGACCGAAGATACTTCAATGCTGGTGGAGTTCATTAAAGATAACGCACATGAAGGTGCGCATTGGATAGCAGAACAATCTGGGTATAAATACAGCAGAATAGTGAACTTAGCGTTTAGGCACAGGATTAGCTTGAAGCCTCAAGGCGAGAAGCGTGGGCGCAGATTAAAGGAACATGTGATGCCTGTGCGCAGGGTTACTCACTTACCTAGCGACCACCCAATAGTTATAGCAATATGGGAGAAGAAGGTTTATATGGGCAAGAGTGTGTTAGGTACATCGCAATGGAAGAAGCAACGCGAAAGAGTATTAAAGCGTGATGACTACACCTGCCAGTATTGTGGACAAGATGCGACTGAGGTCGATCATGTGATACCACGCACCAAAGGCGGAGGTCATGAGATGGAGAACTTGGTTGCATGTTGCAAACGATGCAACGGACTGAAGGGTTCACGCTCACAAGCGGCTTTTCTAGGCATGCTTTCTACA